CCAGAAACTCTCTCCAATGTGTACAAGTCACCTTTTGGAACCGAATAGCACCTTATGACACCCGACCAAGACCTAACCGAACCGGCCATAACCGACGATGACCTAAAAGGCTTTTTGCTCCCCCGAATACAAACGCCCGAACTGGACTTGCCGACCAGGGGCAATGAAGTGGCTGACTTGGCCAAGCGGATAGGTGTACCGTTGCTGCCCTGGCAAGAGCACGTGATTACTCAAGCAGCTAAGGTAAGGCCAAATGGAAAATGGGCGCACAAAACCAACGGAGTTCTCGTTGCACGGCAGAACGGTAAAACGCACTTACTCAGAATGCGTATTCTTGCTGGGCTCTTTCTCTGGGATGAGAAGCTCATCATTGCTACGGCTCAGAACCGAGACATTGCGTTGGAAACATTCCGACTCGTTGCCGACACCATTGAGGACAACGGCTTTCTTGCTGACCAAGTCAAATTCATTCGCAAAGCCAATGGTCAAGAGGAGATTACAACCAAGAGCGGAAATCGGTACAAAATCGTGGCTCCAAATAGCGGCGCTCGAGGAATGTCTGCTGATTTGGTTATTATTGACGAAGCTCGCGAAATGGTCAATACCGATGCGTATGCTGCTTTGGTTTACACAACAATGGCAAGACCCAAGAGCCAAATATGGCTTACGTCTAATGCTGGAGATGCATTCTCAGCCGTACTCAATCGCACTCGAGAGCAGGCCTACAAAGCGATAAGCGCTCCTGGTTCAGATGAAACTATTGGCTGGTGGGAGTATTCAGCTCCGGAAGGTGTCAAGACTGATAACCGTGAAGCATGGCGTTATTCCAATCCAGCGCTAGGCCACACAATTGATGTTGACGGAATTAAAGCCCGACTAAAAGACCCAGAATCCATATTTCGCACTGAAGTTCTTTGCCAGTGGGTCGAAACGTTACAAAACCCATTTCCAGAAGGCGCTTGGGCTAATTGCTTGGATAAAGACATTACTTTGCCCGATGGCCGCGCTCAATACCTGGCAATAGACGTTTCACCGGATAGAAGGCACGCTTCCCTGGTCGGGGCTACTCGTGTAGATGATGAAATCATTGTTGGACTTATCCAGACTTGGGAATCTGACAGCAGTGTAGATGATTTGAAAATTGCAACTGCCGTTTCCGGTTGGGCTCGTAAATTTAACTCGCAATGCGTAGGTTTTGACCGTTACACCGCTTCTGGCATTGCAGCCCGTTTATCGGCTTCTGGAATCCCAACTCAGGATTTATCCGGTTCATTGTTCTACCAGGCATGTGATGAGCTATTAAGCGCCATGAGTAGCGGAAGGCTCAAGCACACTGGCCAAGAGGTTCTAACAGCCCACATTTACGCTTGCGCGAGAAAATCAGGTGCAGATGGCGGTTGGCGCATTGTTCGCAAGGATTCTTCCGGTTATGTCACTGCTGCCGTTGCTTTAGCTATGACAGTGCACTTTGCGGCTCGACCTTCACAGGTTGCAGGAATCTTTGCAGTGTGATAAGCAAACTTGTAAAAAATAGTCTATTATAGACACCTATGGGAATTCGCGATACTTTGCGTTTAGTTAAGAACGCTGAACTTTTACCGGCTTATCAGGATGTCTATGCTCAATTAGAGCCAAACGTCTATGGCCCACAATATACCGTCGCTGGTTACAATGTTCCTTTTGCTTACGTAACTCGCGATGAGGCAATGACCATTCCGGCAGTTGCTCGAGCGCGAAACATTATCGCAGGCACACTTGCATCATTGCCTCTTGAACTTTACAACAATCGTGGCGAGGAAATAGCAAAGCCGCGTTGGATGAAACAACCAGACCCACATTCTGCTTATGGCACAATGTTGGCTTGGACTATTGATGATTTAATTTTTAACGGAAGTGCTTACTGGCAAGTTATTGAAGTGTATAAAGAAGATGGTCGACCTTCTGCATTCCGTTACATTAACTTTACTCGCGTTACTCCACAATACAACAACACTTCAACAATGATTGACGGTTATGCTGTTGATGGAACATTGGTACCAGATGGCGGCCTTGGTTCATTAATTACTTTCCAAGCACTTGATGAAGGTGTATTAAAGCGTGGAGCTTCCACAATTAAAACTGCAATTGCATTAGAGCAGGCAGCAAAACGCTCAGCAGAAGAACCAGTGCCAAATGGTGTGTTAAAAAATACCGGAATGGACTTGCCAGAAGACCAAGTTATGAATCTTCTTGCACGTTTCAAGTCTGCACGTAATACCCGCGCTACTGCTTACATGACCAGCAATCTTGAGTATCAACCAATGCAATTTGACAATACCCAATTGCAATTAGTCGAATCTCGCAAAGCAATGCAAACAATGGTCGCACAAATGATGAACGTACCAGCTTATCTTCTTGATGCTGAAACTGGCGGTTCTTTAACCTATAACAACGCAGAAGGCCAAAAGCGTTATTTGGTTGATTTTTCTTTGCGTAACATTATTACAGTGCTTGAAAATAGACTTAGCATGGACGATATAACAATCATGGGTCAGCATGTCAGATTTGATTTAGACGATTTCCTACGCGGCAACCCAACCGAACGGGCTGCATTCTATCGCGACGTAGTGCCGCTAGGAATTCTCACAGTAGATGAAGCAAGAGCAATGGAAGATTTATCGCCTGCACCAAGGAGAACAAATGGAGATTAATTTCTCATTACCACGCGAAATTGAAGCAAACGTAGCCAAGCGCACCATTACTGGCTTGATTGCTCCCTACGATGCAGTGGGTTATACCAGCGCCGGAGAAGTTATATTTAAGGAAGGCGCATTTGGCGATATTCAAGCTAGCGCAATCAAACTTCTTAGCGACCACGAAATGTCTAAGCCAATTGGCAAAATGGTCAATGCAGAATCGCGCGCAGATGGCGTTTACGCCACTTTCAAACTTGGTTCCAGCACACGCGCTACTGATAGCCTTATCGAGGCAAGCGAAGGTTTAAAAAATGGCTTGAGCGTTGGTGCCCGTATTACCGATTACGAGACCGACCCACAAGGCCGCATGATTGTAACGGCGGCATCACTTAAAGAAGTTTCCCTCGTCACTGAACCTGCATTTGCAGAGGCGCGGGTCTTGGAAGTAGCGGCGAGCGCTACGCCAGAACAAGAAGAAAAGGAAGAACCTATGTCTGAACCAACAAAGGATGAGGTTGTAGAGACTGCACCAGCAGTTGAAGCAGCAACACCAGAGGTTGAGGCAGCGAAGCCAACAGTTGCGCTTGCCTACACCAAACCACGCAGTGGAATCACCACTTCAGCTTTATACCTCGAGCACAAGATTAAAGCTGCTCACGGTAACCACGAATCAGCTCTTTGGGTCGCAGCAAGCGATGACACAGCCAACAACACTGGCTTGACACTTGCTCCACACCTTACTGAGTTCATTACCAACACCATTGACGGCCGACCATCTATCGAAGCCGTATCACGTGGGACGTTGCCTGCTTCAGGCTTGTCTTTCACTATTCCAAAGCTCACACAAGCTCCTCAAGTAACTGAGGTTGCAGAAGACGGCGATACAACTGCTGGTAACGAAATGACCTCAAATTATATTACCGTGGATGTAAAAGCCCTCAAGAAGTCTGAAAGCATAAGTTGGGAGCTCATTGAGCGCAGCAGCCCAGAATATATGAACGAGCTTATGCGTGAGCTACGTCGTGCTTATGCACGCGTTTCTGATGAGAAGGTATTTACTAAGTTCATCACTGACGGCACACAAGGTACAGCACAAGCAGCAGATATTGATGGCCTTGTAGGATTTGTTTCCACAGAGTCAGCAGCCGCTTACAGCGCAGCAGGTTCATTCGCACGCAACATTGTTGCTAACTCCACCTGGTGGGGCAAGATTATGGGCTTCCAAGATACTTCAAAGCGCCCATTGTTCACCGCAGCAGCTCCAAGCAACGCAACAGGCGCAGCATCAGCTACTTCTCTTGTTGGCAACGTTATGGGCCTCAACCTTTATGTTGACCCATTCATTGGCGCAGGAGATGGCGATGACTCTATGTTCATCATTGCTCCAGAAGCAATCACCTACTACGAGAGCCCAGTAACCAACCTTACTGTTCAGGTTCTTGGCAATGGACAAACAACCGTCAGCCTACATGGTTATTACGCTATCGCCACCAAGATTGCGGGCGGCGTACGTAGATGGAATAAGTCCTAAGTAACTTCTAGACCGAGAGAGGTTAGCCCCTTCCTAGCCTCTCTCATCCGATAGGGAGCGATAATGGCATTAGTCACCGTGGCACAACTGAAAGCCACCATGGGCTTGGGTACTTTGTATCCGGATGCTGATTTACAGAATATCTGTGACAGCGCCAATGCCATTGTCTTATCCTATTTGCCACACAATACGCAATTGGTAGTAGCGAAGGAAGCAAACGGCACAACCGGCACGATTTATACAGAAGACCCTCACCATTTGGTAGTGGGTGAAGTCATCAATGTAGAAAATGTAGGCGCTCATTACAATGGTTCTTCAACCATTAGCGCAGTCACCACTTATTCAATTTCATTTACAGACAATCAATTAACAACTCAAACCAAACGCACTGTTGTGCCTTACGGTAAAGTGACTGGCCCAGAGAACACGACCTGGGAAGATTACGATGCAATCTGCATGGCAGCTCTTATGATTGCCGTAGATATATTTCAGGCCAAAACCGCGCCCTCTGGCGGCGCAACAGCGATTGATTTCCAGCCTTCACCGTACAAGATGGGTATCAGCCTTCTTAGCCGCGTGAAAGGCCTCCTAGCCCCTTACATGGCCACTGGTGGGATGGTTGGATGAGTTGGGTAACCTTACGGCAAGCAGTTGCATCAGCAGTTGCTAATAACGCGTTGTACGCGACTTACAGCTTTCCACCAAACGCACCAATAGCCAATTCCTGCATTGTTGGCTGGGATGACCCTGCTGTTGAAATTACCAATAACCAAACCGCGCTGAGTCCTCGCGCTAATTTGCGTTTAACTTTCACAGTGCCAGCAATGGATAATCAGGCCGGACTTCAGGCGCTAGAAAACATTATTCAAAGCGCCATTACGTTATTAAAAACTAATCGCCCTAGCGATACAATAAGAACAGTTTCAGCACCACAGTTATTTACTCTGCCTTCAGGGGATTTAATGAGTGCTGATGTAACAATCCAAACCATGACCAGTTGGAGTTAAAAATGGAATATAAAGTAATTGGCGATTCGCTCATCGCTGGACATGGCAAGGGCGAGATTGTCACAACCGAGGAGCTAGAAGGTTCCAATGTGGAATATCTAGTGGAGAACGGTCATATCGAACCAGCGACTAAGAAAGCAAAGGACAAAGAATAATGGCAACATTCCTAGGTAATGGTGCGAAAGTAACCGTGAACTCGGTAGACCTCAGCGCCTACGTTTCAAGCGTAACAATCAATCAAGAATTCGACCAACTCGAAGTAACCGCAATGGGTGATTCAGGTCACAAGTACATTGCAGGACTCGAGAACTCATCCATCAGCATTGACTTCAATGCAGACTTTGCCACCAGCAAGGTAAACCAAACCATCAATGGTTCTGGCGCTGGCAATGGTCTTGTTGGCACAACCACCACCGTTGTCATCCAACCATTCACCACAACTACTGGTGCAGATAATCCAAAGTACACTGCAACCTGCCTTATCACCCAATGGCCACAGGTTTACAACGTTGGCGAACTTGCCACCGTTTCTGTTACCTGGCCAGTATCCGGTGCAGTAGTCAAGACCATCGTTTAATAGCACTACCGAAGGGGAAAAATGAAACTCAAGATAACTCAACAAGATGGAACAGTCAGTAGCCACGCTATAACTCCGGCTATCGAAGTCCAGTTTGAAAAGTACGTTGGCGGGGGATTCGCCAAGGTATTACGGGACCAAGAGAAGCAAGAGCATATTTATTATTTGGCGTGGCTCTGTTTGAAGAAAACTCAGACAGTGAAACCGTTTGGTGATGATTTTCTAGACACCATTGAACTGGTAGAACTTGAGCTTGATGACCCAAATGGCTAACGCGCGATACTAGAACCTACGAGGTCGCGGTAATCGCGCTAGCTACTGGCATTAGCCCTAATGAACTGCTTGAGATGGATTACTGGATGTACAAGGCGCTCAAAGGAGCCCTAGAGGAAAGGCACAAGAACAGTGAGCGAGCCAATAAGGTTAGAAGGCGTTAAAGACCTTGAAGCCGCCCTTAAGAAGTTTGATGAAACTGCTTACAAGAAATTAAACAAAGCGATTAACAAAGCGGCTGGTCGCATTAGAACTAATGCCAGGGAGTATATTCCCAATAACCCAATGCCAATGTTAAGCAATTGGTCTGGCCCCATTACTGGTCAACAGATGCGTGGTTTCAATGGTCAGGGCAGAATTTTTCCTCGTTATGATGCAGCTGAAATGCGCTCAGAAATAAAAACCAGAAAACGCAAACAAGGCAAAACCCGTAATGGCTGGGGCCAAGTTGTCTTTGTGGAACAAATGAGTCGAGCAGGAAACATTTACGAAAAAGGCGGCATTCTGCCTGGGCCTAATCCCAGAGGCAATAACAGTCGCAATCCAAACGCAAGCATTCAATTTAAAAACAAAATGCAAGATTTTTATTCAATTCGCAAAGGCACCGGCAGAGCTTTGATTAAATCAGGCCGTGAAGATGCTGGGCAAGCTAAAAACGAAATCAGCCGAGCGAGATATGAAGCTGAGTTAGAATTACAACGCAGGTTTAACCAAGAGGCGGCACGTCATGGCTAGATTTATTATCACTGGTGAATATAAAGATAAAGCAACTAAACAAGCCAGAAAAGACCTCAAAGGGCTTACAGCCGACACCGCAATATTTGGCAAAATGGCAAAGAAGTATTGGGGCATTGCTACTGCCGCCGCTACTTATTATGCACAAAAAGGTTTACGAGCTTCCATCCGCGCGAGCATTGAAGATGAGAAAAGCCAACAGGCCCTAGCCTTTACCTTGATGAGTGTTGCAGGCGCAACAGAAGCCGCAACTATCGCATCAGAAGCCAATATCAAATCTATGTCCATGATGTTTGGCATTGCAGATGATGATTTACGGCCAGCTTTGGCAAGACTTGTGCGCGTTACCGGAAACCTCACAGAAGCATCGCAAAGTTTGGATTTAGCATTATCCCTATCAGTTGCTACCGGGTCTTCATTAGAATCAACCACAGCGGCTCTTAGCAGGGCTTACACAGGCAACTATAAAGCTCTCAGAAGCCTTGGTTTACAGATAGATGAAAACCTCATTAAGAGCAAAGACACTGCCAAAATCTTACGCCAATTACAAGCGCAATATGGGGATTTCGCTCGCAACCAATTAAACACCACAGCAATAACTTTCAGCCGCATTAGAGTAGCCGCTGGTGAAGCAAGTGAAATCATTGGTCAATCATTAACAGCCGCCATAGTTAAAATGCTATCCGCTTCTGGTGGAATTGATGGAGTGGCAAAACGTTTTGAAGAAATGGCTCAATATGTGGCTGATGTTATTACTGGCTTGACTATTGCGATTGACAAAACAAAGCAATTAGATACCGAGACTGGCAATGTAGTCAGCCGGGCAGCTCGTTGGGTTTGGCAAAATATGACTATTGTTGGTCTATTGCAAAAACAGGGTAAACAACAACGTATAAACACGGCTTTGGTGAAGTCTCAAACAAATCAAGTTATCTCTGCTCGTAACGCTGAAATGAAGGCGCTTAAAGCTAAAACAGATGCGACTTCTAATATTCAAACAACAGAAAAGAAAACCCTTGAGCAACTCATGGCTGAAGAAGCTGCTCGCAAGGCAGGGTTTAAGATTACTGAGGATATTGATAGCATCCAGACCGTGGCAGCAGCAAAGCGCCTAGAAGAATCTCGTCAATACAAGGCCAGCGTAATCGATGCAGCTCAAGCTCAATTTGATGCCATCAAGCGCAATTATGATTTATTGAGCAGCACCTGGCAAATCCAGCAATCTGCTTTTGATGTATTCCTTGCTTACCTTAAGAGCAAGTCAGTCAATATTCCAGTGAACTTTATTGGTGGTTCAATGCCTTCAACTGGTGGGGCACCTTCTATTGGAGATGTTCTGCCAATGCAAGCTCCATCATTTATGG